CCAGTATGCAATATTATCCGGGAGCTCCTTGAACCACTGCATAAGATTATTGAACATTTCTGGTATTTTTTCGGTAAAAAAAGACTTGATTGTATCCCATACCGAAAAAAAGATTTCTTTGATGTTGTTCCATAAATCTATCCAAAATTCACGAAAGCCATCACAGTTGTTCCACAAATATATAAACGCTGCCACCAGTGCCGCAATTCCCAAAATAATCCATGTAAAAGGGCAGGCTAAAAAAGAACCATTTAAAAGATACTGTGCAACTGTCAACCCTTGTTCCGCTGCTGCTGCCATGACTGCCTGAACCTGGAAAACTGCCAATGCAATACCCAATGCAACTAAAAAAGGCTCTAATATCTGTGCATTTTCGATTAGCCACTGAAAACCATTCAAAACGGCCATAATCACCGGCTCAGCCGCTTCGAAAATTTTAATAAACAGATCATTTGCTGTCTGTTTTACCTGCTTCGTTTTTGCGTCCGCAGTATCCATCATGGTGCTGTAAGCATCTTCCGTTGTTCCGGAACTATTGCCAAGTTCATCCAGGCTTTGTCTAAAATTATCGGTTCCCTGTGTCAAAATAGCATTGGCCGCTTTTCCAGCTTCTGCACTTCCCCACAGATTCATTAATGCTGACGAATCACCATTGACAGAATCCATCAGGATATCCAGTACATCTGCCAGACTATAACCATTTTCCATAAGTTGAGAAAATGACATTCCTGTTTTTTCCTGTAAAACTGCACCAACATTAGAACCACTGTCGCCCAGTTCATTCATCATGGAAGATAAATATGTGGTCGCTTCTGCTGTACTGATACCGCCTTTTGTCAGAGAGATATAGGAGGCATTCAGGTTTTCCAGATTAACTCCAAATGCAGATCCGGTAGATATCGCACGTCCCATATTGGAAGCCAGTTCGTCAACCGTTGTTACACCTTTGTTCTGAACCATAATGAATTCATCTGCAATCCTGCTGGCATCGTCCGCACTCAAGCCATAGGCATTGATTGCTGTTGTCAGACCACTCATGGCCGTGGAAGATGATGTAAAACCACCGACTGACAATTTTGCAGCTGTTTGCACAGCTGATAATGCCGTCGCCATATCTTCTGTTACGGGAATACCAGCAGACATTGCCTGGTAGAGTGTCTCATTCAGCTCTTCCGCAGAAATTCCTGTCTGTTTGGACATCTCCGCGATTTTATTTTTCAAGTTTACTGTATCAACACTGACATCCCCAAACAGCGTACTTGCCTTGGAAAATGATGTTTCAAAACAGCTTCCCACATTCCACACTTGGTCTGCAACATCTTTCATCACTTTCCCGATGCCAAGCGCAGCAATCGTCTTTTTTAACGATGACAATCCAGACTCTATACCGGTCTCATCTAATTTTGTATCAAAAAGCAAACTTCCATCTGCCATGTCCTGCACCTCTTTCATCTATGGCGCAGGCGCTATGGCTCAGGCTCTTTAACTTCCAAAATACTGATTAAATTCTTCCTCTGCTTCTTTTTCTTCCTCCGTTTCTTCCGGAAGCGGAGTCCATGCATACTTCAATTTCCGGTACTGCTGTTCCGGCTTCTCCTGTTTTGAACTGGCATAAGCACGATATCCCATAATCTCATTGAGCATTGTTCCGGAAAGCCCTTTCAGCAATGCCAAAAACTTATGCCAGTGCAATCCGGTTTCCATCAGATCAATCTTGTAATTTTGCATAAACGCTGCATAGATGTAATCACCATCGTATTCATAATAAAGCGTCTGGTCACCGTCACCGGATCCATTAGGGACCTTGCATGCAGGAAAAGCAAAATCAAATATTCCAGCATAATCTTCTATGTCGTAAAAAGCCGGTAGCTCATCGGTGAACAGGTAAGATATATCTAATACTCCCCCACACCCGGCATTTTTCCACCGTTGAAACTCGATGCTGAAACGCATCCATATCCGAAAGTCTGTGTGTATAGAAAAATCCCTGCCATGTACCTGAATGGTATTCGGCAGAGATTTCTCTGTCAGATTGATCATGCCCCGAAACGTCCCATCATGGACTGACTGTTCTTCGGCATCTTATCAACGGTCTGGATCAATTTGTTAAGTTCTTCCGGTTTTTCAAGAATTTTCATGATCGTCTGAACTGTTTTGTCATTCTCATCGATTGCAATACTGTTTGCTGCACGTTTCGCCTGCAGTAACGGTCTGTCATATCCTGTACGGATTCCAAGATAAGAAATAGTAATCACATTCAGATCAACTTCCTCAAAGTTATCTGTCTCAAAAATCTCCATGGCTGCTTCCGATCCTACTGTTTTTCGGACAAAATCATACATGGTCTTATACTTTCGATCCTGTGATACTGACATGGATGCATTCTGCTTGTCAATCTCTTCCATTTCCTTGCTCATCTTCGCTGTGTACTTTGGCAACGGATACCCCAGATTGTTGTACATCAGTTCATACTGCATTGCTTGCTACCTCCTCTGTACTTGCTTTAAAAGCCGGTGCACCGGCACTCATGGTTGCCACACCATTTGTGATATCTCCGGCAAAGATTACTTTAAAATTCAATTTCTTATCCACTGCTGCAAGATCCTGTACGGATAATACAGAATCCGTCTCCCAGGCAAGATATCCACCGCCACTTGCCGGTTCATGCATAAACACAATCATGCATTTGATATGTGCTTCCTGCCCTGTCTTTCGTTCATAAAAATACGGCCATACCATCTCATAATCATCTTCCCCTTTGTACATAGTCAGATCCTGGTCAATCGATGGCTTGTACCGGTCTACCTCTGTGGTCGGATTCTCATCTGCAATATAATCATACTCATTTTCTTCCGGATTCATGGAAATGGTCAGTGTTTCTGACTTTTTAATCCGCTTATATCCGGTTCCCGGATCCAGAAACAATCCAATCTTATGCTTTTTTACAAGCTGTTTTACTGCTTCACTCATTCGCTTCACATCCTCCTCTTTCTTTCAAATACTGGATGGCAATCGATAACTGGTAAATTGCACTCGCATCTTCCTGTGAAACAATGGAATTGGAATCAGATACGTCGATATCCATACAGATTAGCTTTCCTGCCTTTGACAGATCCGGATAATCTTCCTCCATGTTCCTTTCTTCTACCCAGTTTTCCAGATTAGCCAGCATCTGCTGATTATTGACACGCTCTGGGTTTAACTGTGTTGACTTCCGTGCTACCAGTTGGAAATATTCTGTGACCAGCTGACTGCCGTCCATATATTCCGTAACATTCTTATTCGGAGTTTTGAAAATGGCATAAGTGCCATCCTCCGCTTCGATCTGGTCAACCGCACACTCGGCAAACTCCATTTTCTGATACTCGCCAAGCCATTCGATGATACATTCTGATATTGTCACTTGTTTAATGCCTCCTGCGCTGCCTTTAAGATTGCTGCCTTACCACCATTATTCTTCATGTGTTCAAACCAATATTCGGTACGATTGTTCTTATGCTGCATCGGAATATAATACTGTTTTCTCGCGTACACCGTTCGGTAGATTACATTTCCACTACCAAGCTCTGTGTGCTCAATTCCACTTTGTTTTAAGGTCCCAGTATCAAACGGTACCAATGGATCACATCTCCGCAGCACTTCACTGTCAATCATCTGCTGGACTTCATACAGCTTTTTGTTAATTTTCTCCTGTGTTCCGGGATTAAAAGATACTTTTACATTGGAAACTGTGCCATCGGCGGTCATTTTTAAGACAAAGTCTCTGGGGCAATGTACGTTAAATGGACTTCCCATTACTTGCACACTACCTTGTAGTGTTTCAGCATCGGAACATCTGTATTATCTGACATACTGCATACCGTTCCGGATTTCTGGTAATCTCTTTGCAGGTCTGTTATCGTATATGAATCACTGATTTTTTTATTCACCTCTCCACATACAATTACATCATGGTTTTTCATTGGATTGATCGTCCAGAAATCATCCGCTGCACTTTGACGCAGTCCGGAATATGCACCGGCATCAATATAGTCTTTTCCTTCCGTATCTGCTTCCGCCGGTATAATCACAGTCAAGAGCTGTGTGTATACGATTGCTCCGGAAGACGATACCGTTCGTTCTGAACCATATCGGTAAGAAACACCATGAATAACCGTTCGATGCCATGTTTTTGATACAGCATGATAGTTATATAGCGTAATAGTCTGGTCATTCATTAAAATACCCCTGCCAATCTTGTCCCGATGCAGTCATAAATCATTTCCCTCATAGAATCCATGAGTTGTTCCTTATTCTGTAAAGCGTAGCTTTCGGAATACCCATTATTGTTTACGGATGAAACGGCTTTGCCTGATAAACCTGCCTGATTTGTGTAGAGGAAATTGCAGATCTGGAATATTGCATTTTTCTCATCTACCGGATCAACATCCATGTATTCTCCAACTACTTTGCGATACTCTATTTCTGCCTGTTGTTCTACCGCATCAAATTTTGATTCTGGAACGATGTTAGGAAAATGGGAGATATAATACTCCCAGTCAATGATTTGTGGCATTTATATTTCCCTTCTTTCTAGGCATTTTCTTTCAATGTTGCATTTTCTGCACGAAGAGATTCGTTTTCTTCATGCAGTGCTTCATTTTTCTCTTCCAATTCCTCAATTTTGTTTTTTAATTTCGTATTGGAAGACTTCAAACCTTTGATTTCTTTTTTCAGTTCGTCTGCGTTATCCGATTCCGGTTTCACAGCACCTACACCTACTGTTTTCATACCTGCCTCCTACTTTGTGCACATGAAAATACCGGCACGTTTATTGTTATAAACGTCTACCAGACCATATTTACGATATTTCAGTATATCTGCATCGGCATCTGGATTCATGGAGGCCGGAATAATATCCTGCGCAATATGTTTATCATATTTCATGATTGCCGGTTTATGAATAATCATAAAATTAATATCCTTTGCAGACGCATTTTTCTTATAGTGGCCTGCTTCCTCACCTGTTTTACCACTTAACAGATCAATAGCTGTGTAGAAGCGGCTCTGCGGTACCTTTCTCTTGATTGCA